ATGCCGGAACCGGAGCCAGTAGGATTGTAAGTAAAGCTGATGCCGGTGTCATTCTGGAAAGCTTCGCCCAGAGCGCCGATCACCTTCTCCATAGAGGTGGAACCATCGGTGGCAACAGAGCCGGTGGTCTTTGTACCGCCGCAGCCTGCAAGCATGGAGAGAGCCAGAACTGCGACCATCATCATAGTAATCATCTTTTTCATTTCAATGTCTCCTTTCAGACAACTATTTATGTTTTGGACTTCCTTGGTACAGTTATCATTTTAGGATTGCTATGTGAAATGCAAAATACAAGGTATGTGAAATTTAGTTCAAATCGCAAAAAGGAAATTTCGTCTCAATTAGGTACGAAGTATTTTAATCTGGACTTATTCGCTTTTCTCTGGCTTTATTGTCCTACCCAAAATAGGAGGTAGAGGTAATGAACAAAGAGAAGGCCCAGAAAGACTTTGACAGACTCATCGCAGACAACAGCTTCACACTCGCAGGCTGCACCAGTGACACAGGCATCCCCATATACAACAGAGTGTGGACAAAGCAGGAGGATACACTGGAAGTCAGGATCATGCTCAGCGGCACATACCCGCTGCTAACAGTCAAACGAAATGGCCGAATAGATAATAAATTCATCCGGGACTACACCAGTCCCAAAAGAGCCATGAACGCCATCCGCGAAATTGTTCGCTGGGCAGGATTTGAGATGTAAGGGGTGCAGAATGAGAAACATCATAGAGGAACTATACTACGGAAACATCTCCCCCAACGACCGGGACATAGTCAAAGGCGGCACCTACTCTCATCTGTTGCACCTACTAACCCGCAATGAAGATGAGCTGATGAAAACACTGTCAGATACCCAGCGGGAGACATTCGAAAAGTTCAGGGATTGCGCCTCGGAACTCAACGATGCTAATGAAGTAGCATCCTTCACACTCGGATTTAAGCTGGGGATGAGGTTAGCTTTAGAATCCATGGTCAGTATAAATGAGATCACAGAGCCCAAAATGGATTAAAACAGTAAGCACCATCGCAGCCGGAAATGGTTGCGATGGTGCTTTTTCATTTATTCAAGTTCAATATCGAGGCCATTTTTTACAAGCTGGCGTCGAATAAATTCTTGTACAAACATTTGTAAATCCCAAAGATAATATCCACTTAAGTTGAGTTCAATATTCTCGCCAGCACCATGACGGGCAACGATTTGATATTTACTTGCTTTATATCCAAGATCATCCAAGAACTCATAAAACTCCTTATCAGCAAGCAGTTTGTTTATAAGTTCCAATGCTGTTGGGAAATCAGTGGCCTTATTATATTGCTTTGCAAGTTTCAATAGTTGTATAGCTTCTTCGGATAAGCCAAGCGTTTCGTTGGCTTGCTGATTTTGAGAGCTAACACCCGTAAGCAGATAGTCAACAGAAACATTAAAGTATTGTGCAATTTTCAAAAGCGTATCTGGTGTAGGTTGTGTTTCTCCGACAGCATATAAGCTAATCGTCTGAGGGCGCACCCCAACAGCTTCGGCGAGTGCTTTATGGGTAGTGCTTCTGCCGTCAACAGGATGTTGTTCTTCTAAAGCCCTAAGTATTGTCGGAAACGTTGCATTATATTTATCATTTATAGGTTTTGATTGTTTTGCCATCGTACGCACCCCTGAACTTTCGTTTTTATTGCTATTTATAATTAGAGCTTCGCAATACTTGTTTTTCTGTTTTGCTTGTGCTATACTCATAATAGCAAGTAAAACGAAACTTGTCAATATGGTACAACTGAATATCCCACCTTGCAGACGTTGATTATCATTTCCTGCAAGGTTTATTAAGGGGATAGTCTACCCTAAAATAAGGAGAGAGGCAGAAAATGAGAAACAGACAGAAGCAGAGAGCAAACCGCAAACTGAAGCCCAAGGAAGAACGGATCGATATTCGTAATGCGTATGGATATAAGGATCCTACAGCTTACTTGGCAGTAAAAAGCATAGTTTCAAAGGAAGCCACCAGAGCTGCTTAGCAAGCAGGCGGACGGTGGTTTTTCTACGCCCAAAATTCAGAAGAAAGGAGAAAGGGTATGGAAAAGATAACGATGAGTGTACAGGAGTTATCTGGATACATGGGAATAAGCCTTCCGAAAGCATATGAGCTGACCAAGAGAGAAGGCTTTCCCGTGGTGAGGGTCGGTACAAGGATTTTGGTACCGGTGGATTCTTTCAAGAGCTGGCTTAATGCCAACGCAGCAAGAGGTGGAAGGGGTGAAAACGAATGAGAGCGAACAGCGAATTGAGAAGTCTTATGCGTAAACGTGGCCTTACATTTTGGATGGTGGCAGGATGGATGTTCATGTCAGAGCGACATTTCAGAGAGCTGATGAGCGAGGAGCTGGACAACGAGACTAAGTGGGCTGTCCTGAGAGCCATGGCGTGTGCCGAACATGAGTATTTTGGAAGTAAGTAAGCCCAGAAAGAAAGCAAGGCGAAAGGAGGTGACACAGCATGAGAGCATTTACCGTATACGGCGCAGGATGTACCGGGAACGCAAAAAACTGCCTTTATCCTATAGAGATATGTATAGAGGACATCCCCTCTATGCAGCAGGCCATGAGCCAAGACCACGTCTGCGCTAAATATGTAGACAACAAGCGTAGCAACGCAGGCTTTGAGTTTTCGGATTGCATCCCTATGGACTGCGACAACGATCACAGCGAGGATCCCGCAGCGTGGAAACAGCCAGAGGATGTGGCAAAGGCTTTTCCGGGAGTGTGCTTTGCAGTCTGCTACAGCCGCAATCATATGAAGGAGAAGAACGGCAAGGCAGCTCGCCCCAAGTTCCACTGTTACTTCCCCGTGGAGCAGATCAGCGACAGCAAGCTCTATGCAGCTATGAAGCAGCAGATACACAGTCGTTTCCCCTGGTTTGATGCCAACGCACTGGACGCAGCCCGCTTCTACTTCGGTACCGAGCAGCCGGAAGTAATGTTCTTCACCGGAGATAAGACTGTGGATCAGGTGCTTCCCAGCATAATACCCGCTGGCAGCAGAAACGCTACCCTGTCACAGAAAGCCGGCAAGCTCATCATGCGCTATGGTGCCACAGCCAAAACGAAACAAATGTTTCATATAGAAGCAGAACGCTGTGTTCCACCTCTTTCGGAGCAGGAGCTGGATAGTATATGGAACAGTGCTTGCAAATTCGGTGAGCGGGTTTCCGAGCGGGAAGATTACATTCCCCCTGAACGGTACAACAGCCCCGCAGAGAAGCTGGCCGCAATGCACCCGGAAAGCAGCCGCAGATACACATGGTCAGATATAGGAGCCAGCCGCTTGTTCGCAGACTACTTTAGAGACATAGTCCGCTATGTACCTGAACGCAAAAGCTGGTACTGCTACGAGGCAGGCGTGTGGAGTGCCGATGTTGGCAGCCTCCGTACTATGGAATACTGCAAAGAACTGGCAGATGCCATGGTCATGTATGCTCTGTCCATAGAGGACGAGCAGAAGCGGCAGGAGTTCATTAAATACTGCGGCAAGTGGCAGACCCGGCGAGTGCGTGAAACCATACTCCGTGATGCACAGGGCATATACCCCATTGCCATGAGTGAGTTTGATGAGGATCCTTATGTATTCAATTGTAAGAATGGCACTCTGCATCTGGATACCATGGAGTTCACCGAGCATCGAGCCGAAGACAGGCTTACTAAGATAAGCAGCGTAGTCTATGACCCGGATGCAAAGTGTGACAGATTTCTCAGTTTCGTTGATGAGATTACCAGTGGTGACCGAGACAAGGCAAAGTTCCTACAGAAAGTGCTCGGTTACGGTATCAGCGGTGATACAAGGCATGAGTGCCTCTTTATCCTATATGGTGCCACCACAAGGAATGGCAAAGGTACTCTGTGCGAAAGTGTGCTCAACGTATTAGGCAGCTATGGTTGCACAGCAAGACCCGAGACCATAAGCGTGAAACAAAGCATCAACAGCCAGACACCCAGTGAGGACATTGCAAGACTGGCAGGTGTCCGCTTCACCAACATATCTGAACCGGGGCGAGGCTTAGTGCTCAATGCAGCACAGGTCAAGAGCATGACCGGTAATGACACCTTGAATGCACGATTTCTACATGAAAACAGCTTTGATTTCAAGCCACAATTCAAGTTATACATCAACACCAATTACCTGCCAGTTATAAACGATATGACCCTCTTTAGCAGTGGTCGCGTGGTGATCATCCCCTTCGACCGCCACTTTGATGAGAGCCAGCAGGACAAGACTTTGAAAGCGGAGTTTGCAAAGCCGGAAAACCAAAGTGCCATCCTCAACTGGCTGGTAGAAGGTTACCGCCTCGCGATGAAAGAAGGCTTGCAGCAGCCTGCCTCGGTCAAAGCTGCGACGGCAGAATACCAGCGGGACAGCGACAAGATTGCACAGTTCATTGATGAAAAGCTGGAAGTCGCACCAATGGCCGAAACCCGTACCTCCACTGTGTATGAGCTGTACCGTGGCTGGTGCGCAGAGAACGGATGCTACCCTGAGAATATGCGGAATTTCAACCAAGCACTACGCAGTATCGCAACAATTACAAGAAAGCGCCCCACCACAGGCGGTGGAGCAACCACACTCCTCTGCGGCTACAAGATCAGCGGAGCCGCACAGAGGCTATGACATCATGTAGCAAGTTGTAGCAGGAAATATAGGTTGTTTTGGAAATCAGTTTCTTTATAGAAAAAATACTTTTTACCTGCTACAAGCTGCTACACAAGATACGAAAGGAGAAAAACATGAGAAAAATACTTGTTTTCAGCACCGTAGATAACAGCAGCCCCTACAAGCGCATCAGTGCAGATATGTTCTCTACAGACAGATATGAGGGCATGCACTTGTACCACAACAATCGTGGTGACGCAGCACTCCTGATGAGAAGTGAAGCAATCACCCCTATGCCGTGGTGCCTGTGCAGCGGCAGATGCAGCAGCGTATTCTTCCCCACTTACAACGAAGCAAGGGATTACTGTAAGAGACGCGGCTTCCGCCTTGCGGCAGAAGCTGCGGGTAGGGGGAGATAAATCTCTACAGCTATTCAGTCCGGGCAACGGCGCGGGGTCACGCGCAAGAAATCGGGAAATCAAGAAGGGGTATAGCCCCATATTTCAAGTAATCAAAAAATTTAGGAGGATTTATTATGAAGGTTTATCAGCTTAGTAACGCAAACAAGGACGGGATGGTTAAGTTCCCTGTATCCAGCAGTTGTAATGAGGAATATATCCGCGAGCATTATGACTTCTACATCAAAGAAGAATTGGGTAACCGCTACCGTCTGCACGCAAAGGCAGCTCATAGCATAGATGACTTCCTTGCATACAAGATTCTGTGTCCCAAGTGCCACCAGGTAATGACTTGTGTGGGCGGGCCCAGAAATCTTCATGAGCTGGGCGCCTATGCCTGCAAGTGCGACAATTACTAATAAGGAGGAAAGATATATGTACCATAGCACTGAATACAAGAGAGAGTTTTGGGATGCCATGAGAGGCAAGCCCGTAAGCTACAGACATATTGAAGATTACAAGAACACCCAGAACGGCAGCTACAGGCTGCCTTCTGAGGACAACAAGAAGTTTGAGAGCATCCGCAGACAGGAGAACATCTTCCGTCAGATCGGAACTGTTGTAAAGGCGCCCAAGGGCGACTCCACTCTCTGGATCTACGACAACAAGCCTGAGCTCAAGTGGATTGATCAGGACAATCCCGTATTCTTCGAAAGCACCGAAGAATTTGAAAAGTACAAGCTCAGCGGTCACCAGCTTGGCGGCACTGTACTTCTGGCAGAGAACTTCTGTCAGGATGCGGCCTTTGACCTTGAGGGACATGTTACCAAGGAGTTTGCCCAGAGCATTGGCCAGCTTGAGGAAGAAGCATTTATCTGTGGTGGGGATAACGCACCCGGCAGCTTTATGGATGATGCCGAACTTGGCCACAGCACCAGAGAGATCAGCTATGACGATGTGATCAAGCTGTATTTCTCACTGGACAAGAAATACCGTCGCAAGGCGGTATGGGTGATGAATGATGATACCGCGCTCAAGCTCCGCACTCTCAAGGACAGCAGCGGAGCATATCTGTGGAATCATGCAGACAACACCATCCTCGGCAAGCGGGTCTACATTTCCAACTTCATGTCCAACGAAGAAGCAGGAGCAAAGCCCATTGCCTTTGGTGATTTCAGCTACTTATGGATTATTGACCGCTGGCCCTTCGCACTGAGGAAGCTGACTGAACTCTTCGTACCTCAGCAGCAGGTAGGCTTCGTGGGTTATGAGATGCTTGATGCAAAGCTGATCAGACCCGATGCGGTGAAGCTGCTGGAGATTAGCGGCTAAACATATTAGTGGTCACAGCTAAAACGGCTGTGACCACTTTCATAGAAAGAAGGTGCTGTATGAATAAGGTTAGATTGCCACGAATGACAGGATATGTGTTCGAAGGCACAGTATATATCGTGGAAAATGTGTTTAGCGGCAGTTCAAAAGAGACTGCAAAAGATAAATTGAAGCGGCTGATTCTCAACAATATCCCCAGTGAAAATGATCCTGAAAAAGCAAATTATTCTCTCAATTGATAGCTCGCCTTTTGGCAATGGCTCTGGTATAATCCATCCCTGCCACAAGAAGGCTGTCGGAAAGGAGTAAATGATGAAAAACAATAGACAGCCCCAGCAGGATAAGATAACTGCACTTTACTGCAGACTAAGCAGAGATGACGAGCTGCAAGGCGACAGCAACAGCATCAAGAACCAGAAGTACATTCTTCAAAAGTATGCAGAGGATAATGGCTTTGGAAATATCCAATTCTTCGTTGATGACGGATGGAGCGGAACAAACTTTGAACGGCCTGACTTTCAGCGCATGATTGCAGAGGTGGACGCTGGAAATGTCGCTACAATCATAGTAAAGGACATGTCCCGCCTCGGCAGAGATTATCTAAAGGTAGGTTACTACACCGAAATAGCGTTTCCAGATGCCGAAGTAAGATTTGTTGCAATCAACAATGGAGTAGACAGTGCCAATCAGGTGGATAGCGACTTCACACCCTTCCTGAACATCATCAACGAATGGTACGCCAAGGACACCAGCAAGAAGGTACGAGCTGTGTTCCGTTCCAAAGGTCAAGCTGGCAAGCCGCTCTGTACTAATCCGCCTTATGGATACATAAAGGATCCAGCAGACAAGCTGCACTGGATTGTTGATGAAGAAGCTGCAGAGACAGTGAGGTTAATATTCAGCCTTTGCATAAACGGTCTCGGTCCGACGCAGATAGCTAAGGAGCTTACCAAACGCAGGATAGAAAACCCGGTAGCACATGGAAAGCGACTTGGTATCAATGTCCCGGCTAATCAGGAATATGATGACCCATACTTCTGGCGCACGTCCACGATAGCAAGAATGTTATCCCGACAGGAATACTTAGGCCACACAGTCAACTTCAAAACCAAGCGCAAATCCTATAAGCAGAAAAAACAGCTACAGAATGACCCGTCTGAGTGGCTAATCTTCGAAAACACCCATGAGGCAATAGTAGACGAAGATACCTTCGCAATAGTTCAGAGAATCCGCGAAGGAAAACGCCGTCCGGCAAGACTTGGTGATATGGGAGTTCTTAACGGCCTAATGTTCTGTGGTGACTGTGGAAACAAAATGTACAATGTTCGCTGCAAGGGCTGGGATCACAGCCAGGAGTATTTCAACTGCGCTACATACAGAAAGCAGCGCGGAGGATGCAGCTCACATCAGGTTAGAACAGCAGTAGTTGAAGAGATTGTGCTGGATAACCTAAAGCAGATAATTAGCTTCGCCAGCGAATACGAATCCGAATTTACAGAGATGGTACTCCAGAAAACGCAGAAAGCCCGCAGCACAGAGCTACGGGACAAGAAACGAGAGTATGATCAGAGCAAAGCCAGAGCGACAAAGCTGGATGAGATTTTGCAGCGGCTCTATGAGGATAACATCAGCGGAAAGATCAGTGACGAGCGCTTCGCAAAGCTATCTGAAACATACGAGGCCGAGCAGAAACAGCTACTTGTGAACATCGCTAAGCTGGAAGAGTTCTTTGCAAAGGAGCAGGAGAACGCAGTAAACATGAATACCTTCATGAAGCACGTTAGGCGATACACTAAACTTGAAACACTGGATGCAGAGATCGTGCGAACATTCATTGAGAAAATAATAGTGTACGATCTGGAGCCGGGAAAGAAACGCAGAGGTATCCGTCTGAAAATAATGTACAACTTCATAGGCGAAATACAGCTTGCGGAGCTTAAGCAAAAGCAGTCCGCATAAAGGAAAATGGCATAGCCGATAATTCGACTATGCCATATCCTAAAATTCACTATCGCGCACCCGCGAAGGCGTGCCTTTTATTTGTTGGATAATTAATATGTGGCGGTTGCAAGATAGCCGTAGGTGGATTCAGGAGCTTCTACAACAGTTATTCTCAGCCTTGTGCCAGGGGCTTCGTAGCCCCAGTAAGTGGCCTGCTCGTATATATCGGAGCAGATCACGATGTCGAAAGTGCCGTCGCCATTTGAGTATGCGCCCTCAAACACGATATTGCTGACATCGGTACGGTAGGTGTTGACCCAAATCCTGTCCATAAGGGCAAGGTCCATGCGGTAGCGCAGGTCGCAGTCCGGGGCAACATACTGGAGGAGAGTGGGATACCAGAGATCTGCGTAGTTTGTGCCGAAATAACCGTAATAGGCCTCGGCAAAGACAGAGGCAAAGGTGTACATACGCTCACAGGTCTCCTGATCGCAGGCGTATTCATATTCCTTCACTTCGCCAAGGGGATTTTCGGGCAGGACCACATATTCGGGTACAGACTCAGGTCTTACATAGTTTTCAGGCAGCGCGCTTACAAGCCATGCGTCCGGGAGAAAACGGGTCTCATTGGCCTGATTTGCAGAGCGGTTTATGACCTTATCGCCAAAGTACATGCAGCTGGAGTTTCCGCCATCCATGTTGGAGGCGTTGATGCAGCCGAATTTATCAGCCATGATATTGGCGCAGTCCTCAAAGGTCAGACCGATGCTGTAGCCCTGACGGCCGTCTACCACCATCATAACGATGGCGCCGTCCTCGCGCTGACCTATTGCGGTTCTAGCGCCGATTCCGCTTTCATAGCTGGCAGGATCGGTCTTGATGCCGTTCATCACAAGAGAAGGACCGAAGCAAACTGCATCGCGGATGAGAACATTCTCGCA